GAATGTCAATATTATTCTTACTTGCTTTTTCAAGAGCTATTTGAGTTCTTTCGACTTCAGTTCTTGTCATTACATAATTTTTAATATTTATGTTTTTATCCCAATAGTCTTTTATTTCTTGAGCTGTAGTTTTCTTAACAGGATCAGAAACTTCTTCACCTTTATTTGTTGATACTGTTTCATCTCCTTTTGCATCTTCAACAGATTGACCTTCTTCTGCTTCATTTATAAAATCATAATATCTAAATAATCTAGACTCTTTTTTAAGTTTAGTTGGATCTACTGCAAATGAGCCAGCTGATTTATCAGTTGCTACTGATATAAATTCTTTACCTGATAAATCATTACCTTTTTTATCATCAGATGTTAAATACTTTTTATCTGGACCTGGATAAACAACTTTATCTTTATCTACTGCAATAACGTCTCTAATCTCACCTTTTTTGTTAGTGTATTTATATCTCTTGCCTAGTTCAATATCATTTTCTGATTTAATTTCAGATGTTGTCGCTTTCTTTTCTTCAGGTTTAATAGCTTTTAACTTTGGTAAAAGTTCTTTTAACTTATCATAAGAAGTGATAAAATCTTTAATAGGCTGATTCGCTTCTACCAATTTAGTGGCAATATTCATATCACCTTTAAATGCTAAAATAACATTACCAAATAATGATATAGCCTTTGGAATATCATTTTCTGAATCTGGATTTAATTCTTCTTTAATGAGTGCATCAAGACTCAACAAATTTTTACCAATAGTTTGTTCGTTACTAACTACTTGATATCCTATTTTGTTTATAGTTTTTTTGTATAATTCCACGTTTGCACCTGATTCGGAATTCTTAATAAGATCTTGAATTCTAACAACCATATTGCCAATACCCGACTTATTGTAAGCATTATTAACTTTTTTCCAAGCATTAATAGATTTAACTTCTTTAGGATCTACTTTAGACTCAAATATTGGAAGAGATTCGTTTTCATAAAAAAATCTTTCAGCTACTACTTCTTCAGATTTTACTGGTTCTTTTGTAGCAACAGTTGTTGTTTTTTGTTGTTCAGCTGGTTCGGGTTGACTAGTGCTTGAACCACTTATATCTATCTTTTTATTTTTTACAACATCACATAAAGAAACAACAGACTTCAATAAAGTAATTGTAGTTGTATAGAATACTTCACGAATTTTTTCAGCATCTTCTTCTTCTTCTTTAGCCGGTGCGTCATCTTCTAGCTCAGCTGGACTATCATCCTCATCAGCTTTTTCTTCTTTTTCTTCTTCTTCAAAGTCCACACCTTCATCATCATTGAATGGCTCTAAGAACTTTCTAAAATCTTCTAATTGCTTAACTAGTTTTTCTAAATCACTTTTATCAACAGCAAGTTCATCTGCTGGAGTAACTTCAATAAATTTTTTAAAATCTATAATAGCCAAATCTGTTAGATTCTTAATAGCATATACTTTCTCACCATCTTCAACAGATTTTTGTAAAGCTTCTAAAAACTTGTATATTGTTATTTTATTCTTTTGAGCTAACTCTTCTTTTGAAAGTTGACCTTCTGCAGATCTTGCTAATAAATCTTCAAAAGCACCATTTAATCTTTTAGCAACTTGTTTAATTCTAACTAGGTTTGCTCCTACTTTAGCTTTTCTAATAGTAGAATTGATTAATCTACCAAGTAATGAGTCATTCCAAGGTATATCATTCGCAAATGGGCCTGAATCAGCCTCTTCATTTATTGAAGAGTTATCTTCTGTTGTTCTGTATTCATCTATTTTGATTATACTTCTTTTAAGGAATTCATCTCTATTACTAAGATACTTCATAAATTTATGTAATTTTTTCAACTTATATATTAAAAAACATTTACTGAAAAATAGTTAAAATGAATAATTATCCTTATCTTTGTATAAGACAATAGGTAAGATAGAACAAAAAACAAATAAAATAAATAAAATTTGTAAGTTCACCAAATTATCCTTATATTTGTTAAACAAAATAAATCACTACAAAATGAAAGCTATGAATATCGACATCAATAAAATTGTTCACTTAGAGTTGAGAAATAAAAACGGCAAAAAGTTTTCTAACACAAGAGTTAGTTTTATTGCTGACTATCTTAAAGTTGATGGTGATTTCTTAATTGACTTGAGTGACAAATATAAAAGTATTTGGTATGTTAGTATTGATAAGACTACGCACTTAGTATATGCTATCGGTGCTGATACTTGTGAGTCTACTTATTCTTTTCAACCTTTCAATGTTGAGTACAGTGATGTTAAAGATATTAAAGCTGTAGAAGTTCCAAAAACTCCAGCTCAAACTAAAAAAACAAAAGTGGCTAAAACTAACGAAGTTAGTAATGTCTTTATTGAAGACTTAATTGGTAGTGTTGACTTAGATGTGGATGATATCCTTGACAAGATTTCTGCTACTGGTATGAAATCTTTGACTAAGAGAGAAGTTGAATTTTTGAACAACCTTAGTAAATAAAAAAAATCACTTTTTTACATATTCTTAAAAAACCGGGCATATTGTTCGGTTTTTTTATTTTAAATATATTTTTTTTTACTCACCCTTAAAATTTTAACAAAATCCACGATTGTCTATTTGATAATAAAAAAATAGAATATATAAGTCATACAAATTCATATTTTATTATGAGATATTCAGAACTAAACTATCGTGGTAAGACATACACAAATGCTAATGAGATACACGATATCCTTCTTAAAGAGAAATTCTATTGGCTTATTGACTCAGAGATTGAGAATGCTCAATTAGAAATAAAAAATAACACACTTATATGGAACAATGGTAGTTTCTATACTGGTAACTGGTACTACGGTATATTTAAAAACGGTAACTTTTATGGAAACTTTGAAAATGGTATATGGGAAAGCGGCAATTTCAAAGGGAAATGGCTAAGCGGTATTAATCTTACACAGATATAAAAATTAACACAAATTATTATGAAGAGAAAAAGAGTTGCTTTTGAAGTTAAAAAACAAGAAGCTAATGAAATTTTGAATCAGAAGGAGTTGAGAGTGACGAAAGAAGGAAATGAGTACTTCTTTGAGATTGGACCAGAAATGACATCAGATTTAGCTGAAGCAGTATCAATATTAATGAGAAAATCTGACTGGAATGATCCAATTTGGAATACGACAATAGACAAAAAAATGATTTATGAAAATATAACCCCTGAAAAAGCTTTATACTGGCTATCCGGTGGATACAAAGAATGGAATTCACTAGACCATTATAATCAACCTTGGTGTGATTGTTATTTAGAATTTCAAGAAGAATTTGGATTCTTAATAATTAATATAGTTAAAAAATCAAAAACATTATTAGATATAAGAAATGGATTTATGAAATACCTAAACTTACCAACACTTTATAATTTTGCAATAAGTAGAAGTATGATAAAATACTAAGAAATATAAAAGATAAAAAAATCCCGTTAGAAATGACGGGATTTTTTATTTAATATATACTTTATGGAACAAATAAAAAAGGTTTGTGGTAATCCTTGGTGTAAAGGACATTTCTATTATACAGAGGCTGATATGATAGAAGTAAAAAGTGATATTAGATCATCTAAGATTGATAATGTTTTAGGTGAAGTTCAAAAGATAGCACCAAAAGAATGTCCAAAATGTAGAAGTTTTGCCACTGAGTTAAGTGGTGGTATAGAGTGGAATACTAGAGAATATGAGGGTTCTAGATTTGATGGTATGCCTCATCAAATGAAATATAAAGTAACAAATTATAAATTATAATGAAAGCACATTTTTTTGACTTAGATACAATATTGAATACTAATAGTAAAGTTTGGATAGTTGACAAAACTAAACCAAATCTACCTATCATGAAAATATCGGAATCGGATTTTAATTTGATTAAAAGAGGTATTTACAAGAGTCATGGGAATTCTATAGACTTTGGTGGTCATACTTACTGGATTCCAACTGAGATGTTTGAGAAGTTGAAAATTAAAGCAAAGAATTACAGAGCTGATATCTCGGATCTTGCTTTTTCTATGCAAGAGTTTATGAATAAAGAATTAATAGAAAATTTAGAATATACTATTAATTTAGAAAATGTTTTACATCTAAAAAATACAGATGATGACATCTATGTAATATGCTCAAAGAATAATAAAACAAACTATGAGTTAATGATTTCTAAAATAGAAGATAAGTTAAAAGAAAATGGTTTGTTTATAAAGAAGTTTTACTATATCTCTGAGACTTTCTATAATAGAAGTTCTGATGATATTTCTCACAAGAAAGTTAGATTGTTATTACAACACATTGTTGGTCTAAAAACTGAAGGTGATAAATTTACGGATGAGATGTTAGAACAATATGACGAACTTTTCTTTTATGATGATGAGGAGAATACTATAAAGTTAGCAAAAGAATCTAATAGAGTTTTAACTATTATCACATCAAATACAGATACTGATATAAAAGAAAGAGTTAAAGAAGAACTAAAATCTAAAAAACACACATTATATGTTAACTATATTACTAATAATAAGGTAAATAGATTTGTAACTACAAAAGTAGATATTCAATTTAGTAATTTAATAACAGTGTTTGAAAGTTTCAAATGGAGATAATTACTTATCTTTTTCTTTATTAATCATAGCATTCTTAATTAAATCATTAAGCTTTCTATTGTCCATTATTTCACCTCCACCTACAGATTCTCCAGATGCTTCCTCAGCCGCTATGTTCTGAGCTTTAATAACTTCGGGATTTTCAATTTCATTAAGACCTAAATCTTTTCTTAGTCCTTTATAGAACTTTTCAAGTTCGGTTCTTTGTGTAGATGAGAATTTAGAGTTTTCTCTAATTTGACCAATTGTTTGATTGACAACTTCGTGCATTCTCGCAGAGTTATCACCGTTATCGACTTGTCTTAATTGTGATAAGAAGTTCTTTCTAGTCATTTTTGATAGGAAGATTGTTTCAGCATATACTTTAGCATCTTCTCTCATTTTATTTCTAATATAAGGATGTTCTTTTAATTGAGGTACATCACTTAGATATAAATCAATAAGCGATTCTAATACTTCCATAGACTGTTGACTAGCAACTGTCATATCTGAGTCATAATCGTAGATTTCTATTTCACCTAAATCTGGTAGATCCTCAGGTCTAGCAAGGTGTTTACTTATATCGAATTCGCCACTCTCCGACTGGATTTCATCGAATTCATCTTTGATTCTATTTCTTTCATTCTCTGTTTTTGACATAGAAGGTGGTTTTTTACAATATATATTAAAAAATATCTTTTCCTAAAATATGGCATTTGCTCCACAACAAGAAAGACAAATGGTTTTTACAACCAAATTAGTAGATGAGGCAACTGATAAGATTAATGACGGTGTTGTTGTTAAGAGATATCAGAATCCTTGGTTAAAGAGTGAAGTAGGCTTGAGAAGAGCCGGTGTTTCATTTAGAATGACTGCTGATGAACAGCAAGAATATGTTAGATGTGCATTAGATGTTCATTACTTTGTAGAAAAATATTGTAAAGTAAAAAGAGAAGATGGTTCTGTTGGTTCTATTAAACTGAGAGATTATCAAAAGGAAATGCTTGATAGTTTTGTCAATAATAGATTTAGTATTTTAATGGCATCTCGTCAGGTTGGTAAAACAATCTCATCTTCTATTTTCATGTTGCATAAAATTCTATTTGACAATGATAAGAATATAATGATTGTAGCCAACAAAGGTGATACAGCCGTAGAGATTGTTGATAAGATTAAATCAATCTACTCATTATTACCTTTCTTCTTAAAGCCAGGTATTAAAACTTGGAATCAGAAGTCATTGACATTTGAAAATGGTTGTAGAATTAAAACATCGGCTAGAACAAAGACTCCAGCCATCGGTTTTACCATTGACGTACTTTACTTAGATGAGTTTGCACACATTCCTTCAAATATTATTGAACCGTACTATACTGCTGCCTTTCCAACAACTGCTGCCGTTCAAAACTCAAAGATTATCATTACCTCTACACCAAATGGTATGAACTTATTTCATAGGTTATTAACAGATGCTGAAAGACCTGAAGGTGATCCAATGAAGAATAACTATAAGCCGATGAGAGTTTATTGGTATCAAGTACCGGGTCGTTTTGTTACTTATATAAGACTTAATCCACATAAGATGTATGAACATGGTGTAACTAAAGAAGAGATATTTGACTTAGTTAACCAAAAATGGGGTAATCAAACCAAGGTCTTTATGGAATATAATATGGACTTACTTAAAGATGTCATTAATATTTTTAATGATGATAAGTGTACAGATGAAGATGTTAAAAAATTAACATTTGTTGATAAGAATGGTTATGATGTTCCTATTATGGCTATAGCTGAAGTAACAACTTGGAAAGAAGAAGCTATTAAAGATATTGGTGGTGAAGATGCCTTTAACCAAGAGTATGGGCTAAGATTTATCAATGCTTCTAAGTCATTATTAAATGAGGCTATCATTGATGATTTACTAAAGAATAAAAAGAACTATGTTCATGAGTCTATATTTGAATTTGATAAAAAATTAAAATTTAGTTACACAGACTTAAAGTGGGTTGATGATGATATTAGTTTTTTACCTCTTATGAGAAGAGATTATAAAATAGTCATATCTGTCGATATTTCCGAAGGACTTGGTCAAGATTATTCTATTATAAACATATTTAGAGTTTCTGAGAAACCAAAAGATTTAATAGAGATGCAAAAAAACAATTATAAGTCTGTTGTTGATTTCTTTAGATTAGAACAAATTGGTATTTATAGAAATAATTACATATCAGTTAAGCAATTAGCTGAGTTGCTTTACATGATTGTATTTGAATATTTGAATCCTGATAACTGTAAAGTGGTTGTCGAGTTAAATAACTATGGTAATACTTTATTTGCTGAGTTACCACACGTTTTTGATGGTAATAATAATTATGGTTCTTCTGTATTTGTTAGATATAAACACAGAGCTGATGCTACTGAAGAGAAAGTAGGATTAAAAGTAGGAGAAAATAAGAACTTGATGGTTAAAGATTATCAAGAATTAATGCAAAGTAAAGGCTTTGTTATAAACAATGAAGATAATATTAGAGAAATCACAACATTTGTTAAACATACTACATCGGCTGGTAATACTAGATATGCGGCAGATGTTGGACATGATGATACTGTAATGACTATTGTCAATGCCACTACTGTATTTGGTAGACATGACTTTACTGAAATGGTAGAAGAGTGGTCTAGTAAGTTTGTTGATAAAGAATTTATGTCTTATGTTAATGAGTCTTTAAAGAATATGGATTATGTTGAAGGAGTTGACTATGGTCAAGTTCTAAAGATAAGAAAACAACAAATGAATAGATTTAAAGCCAATAACAATGGTTTTGGTGGAAATGGTAATAATTGGTTTGGTAAATAAAAAAAGACACACTTTTCAGTATGTCTTAAAATTTTCTAAAGATTTGTTTATTTTGAATTTTATCAACGTGTTCTTGAATATCTGTTAAATATTTCCAAAACATTTTAAGATATTTCATTAGTCATTTGCCTCCATTGTGGCACTTAAACCAGCACTTCTTAACTTGTCTTTCATAGTTGAAATTGTTTCAATGTCACCGTATTTAACATCACATTTTCCGTTATAGTGTATGATGTGAGCACACTGATTCGCTTGTTCATTTTCATGTTTACAAATTTTCATTAAACATGTAATAACCCAATCAAATGTATTGTAATCATCATTATGTAGAATCAACTTATATGGTTTTGATAAAATTTCTTCTACTTTTGATTCGGTTTTCTTTTTAGTAATTGTTGCCATAAATTATTTTTAATTTTCTGAGTATTATATATTATTTTGAGAAGTTTGTTTCTTTCTTATTAACTACATCAATTACAGTTACTTCTACATGATGCTCTTCGGCCCATTCTTCAAATCTAACTAGATGTTCACTTCTATCATCATACATAATAAACTCATTAACACCTAATTTTTCAATTAGTTGTTCAAATAATTTAGTTTTGAAGTTATATGTATCTCCTCCCCAGTTTAAATGTATTTCATCAAAAGAAATGTTGTGTTTATTTAAAATCATATCAACATACTTTCTCATATTTTCTACTTTTTGAAGTCTACCTGTTGCTAAAATGACATAGTTATCTGGATCCGCTACCGCTTCTAAGTATTTTTTATAAACCCAAGGATTTACTGGAATATCAAAAATCTCAGGATTAATACTTTCGGATCTACCCCACCAACCACCATATGGCCAATCAGTTCCTGTTTTTTCTTTCCAGATTACTTTGCCTTCTTCCGGTTTTGGTGTATAACATAATGTGTCGTCGAAGTCAAATGATATTAATCTTTTATAGCTCATATTTTAGTTTCTTGCTTTTAAATTATTTACAAATATATATAAAATTTCTCAAAAATAAAAGGTCGGTTTAGCAAAATAATATATAATTCCAAAAATAAGAAGTTTTTATGAAATTAGACATTAAGTCAATTTTGATATTAGTATTACTTGGA